TGGTGATTTCCGTCTTACGGTCGTCGTAGCGGGCCGTCTTGGTGATGCCGTCTTCGTCGGTCACGGTGGCCTCGCTGTTGAACGAGGACGACAGGGAGTAGGACTGCACGAACAGGTTGGCGACGGTGCCGGCGATGCCGTAGATGCAGGTGGTTCTGGTGGAGATAGCGGCCATTTGTATTTGCCCTCTTTGGAAGCGTCAAGCGGCGGGCAGGACCACCAGCACGTCGAAGGAGAAGGCCGTCGCCCAGGAGCGTTCGTCGATGCCCTCGTCCTCGGAGTTCATCGTCACGTCGTAGCAGGACGCGTCCGCCGAGGCCGTGAAGGCCGCCTTGATGCTTGTCAGGTCGCGCATATTGCCTGACAGGGCGGCGCAGCGGGCGCGGTGATCCGCGAGGGTCGTGTCGTCGGCGTTCGAGAAAAGGGTGATGCGGACGGAACAGGCGTAGTTCCCTGCGCCCTCGGGCAGGTCGGCAGGGGCGCGAGCGGAGTCGCAGAGGACCACGGCCTTGGGCATGGTCTGGGTCGCGGCGCTGTCCCCGGTCAGGAAGGTGACGGTGGTCAGGCCGGTCTGGGTCGAGAGGTAGGTGGCCAGGGTGGCCTCGACGATGTGACGGATGGATTTGGTGCCCATAAAGTTTAGCGCTTCCGACCTGAATTGAAGTCGGAAACGTCTCGGTTTAGAAGTTGTTCTAAATCTCGGTTCATACGAAGAACAGCGTTGGAGTAGACTATGCCCTCGACGTTGTTCTTTGTGGCCTTCTCGTCGGCGTTGCCGATCATGTTGCCGAAGGAATAATTGACCGCCTTCTGCGTGGAGTAAAGGCGTTGAAAATTATTGCCGGAAAACTTCTTAACGTAACCTGCCACGCCCTTACGCCCGAAGGTCTGGTCGACCCCTTTCTTCTTTGGCTTGGGGATGACCTGCATGACGTTCCACCAGCCGGACTTGAGCCTGCCCACCTCCTCTTGTCTTTGCTTGATGTAGGCGTTCAGCTCGGCCTTTGACTCGACGAGGAACTTGCCGAGATAGTCGCCGCGACCCTTTTCAATCTTAGTCTTACCCTGGCGGGTCAGTCGCTTGAAGCGGTTGTGCACCGGGCGGAGGTCGGTGACGGTGGCGTTGGCCGGCTGTCCGCTCGACTGATTAAAGAAGTTCTGGGCCTTGCGGTAGGCCCGCAACGTGTCGGAGTCCGCGACGATCTTATTGGGGATTATGGCGTCGAACTGGATGCTCTTGTCGTTTGCAGCCTGCATGGCCTTCGTAAACTCACCGAAGTTCCGGCGCTTGGCAGCAGAAGCTAGGTTGTTCAATAGCATGGCCCCGGCGATCTTGGCCTTGTCGTTCTTGGCGACGAAGAGAGAATTGATGTCACGGTCTACGGCCCGCTTTCCGATGAGCTCGGCCTGCTTGGTCTCGCCTCCGCCTCCTCCCATCTTGAACGGAGGGGTGAAGATGATAGCGTCCCGGCACATCAGGGCGGCTTCCCGCAGGGCCGCGTATTCCATGGTCCATCCAGATTCTTGCGCGAACGTGCTGAGCATACGGTTGAAGCTCGTTACGTTCTGGTGAATGACCATCCCCATGGCCTTACTGATTGTCGTCGATGACGATGAGGGTGACCCACGCCGAACCGGGCTTGTAGGTCTGGGTCGTGATGCGGACGGTCTTCCCGCCGGCCACGATCTTCTTGCCCTGCCCGAGGGAGGGGATGACGGCACCCGAGGCGATGATGGCCGTGGAAGCCCCCGTAGACCCGTCTGGCTTCGTCCAGGAGGCCGTTACGGCGGGGAGGCGGACAGAGTATTGGGTCCGCTCACAATACCCCCCTGATTCGAGCACGGTGGCCACGGCAGGGTCGGAGATGAGGCAGGAGAAGGTGATGGCCCCGGAGTTGGCCGACCCGGCCACGCCGAAGTCCGCGATCATCTCCTTCGCGTCAGCCAGGAACTCAGAGTAGAGACTCATCTGTATTTGCCCGTTTTGGGAGGACACAAAAAAAGACCCCCATTTCTGGGGGCCTTGTCTGTCGTCTCTTGGCCGCTATTAGGCGGTCTTGAGGCGGTGCAGGGAGGTCGCGCGACCGACAGCCGCACCGAAGAGCAGCGTGGCGGTGACGTTGTAGTAGCCGCTCTGCTCCTGGCCCATGAGGACCTGGACGCCGAGGCCGGTGTCGGCGTCGACGGCGTTGGCGACTTCGAAGCCCGGGATTTCGGACATCGGGAGGGCCGAGGCGACGGCGATGGCGTCAGCGCCGCAGGCGAAGCCGGCGAGGTCTTCGCTGTTCGTCGGGAGGCTGTTCCACTGGTAGACCGCGGCGCCGGCGAGGGTGCCGATCTGGCCGGAGGTCAGGATGCCGGCACCGAGGACGGAGTTGCCGATGATGGTGGCGTCCGAGAGGAGGCCGTTCGCATAGGTCGAGTTCAGGATGAACGCGCGGGGCTCGGCGGCCTTGGCGGCGTCGAGCACGCCCTTGGCGGTCACGACTTCGGCGTAGGTCAGCGCGGCGCCGGTGTTCACGTTGGACGAGTAGTTGGCGTTCGTGATGAGGGCGCCGATCTCAGCGAGGCACTTCTCGGCGAGGGCGTTGGAGGCCGTCGGGACGAAGGCGTTCGCGAGGAACTGCGCGCCGTAGGACTTGACGTCCAGGGGCGTGAAGCGGGACGAGACCTTGAAGTGCTTCAGGGTGACGTTCGCGGCGGTGATGGTCGCGTCGTCCTGGGTGAGGTAGCCGCCGGTGCTGAACTCGGTGGCGGTGGACGTGCCGATCAGGGGGACCTGGACGGTCTTGCCGGCGGCGGACTCAGCGGCGGTGAAGACGCTGGAGAAGGCGCGGAGCGCGGGGAGCTTGCCCTTGAGGGAAGCGATGACCGACTCGGCCAGGATGGACGGGGCGGCGACGATGGAATTAGCCATGGTGTTTTAGGATTGGGTGAGGGTTAGGGGAAAATCAGAGAGCAGCCTTGATGATGGCGTGCTTATGGGCGGCGAAGTAATCGTTGCGTTCCTTCGAACCGACCGGGAGGGCCATGAAGGTGGCCAGATGGTCGACGGCCTCGGCGGACGGCTTGGCGTCGGCAGGGCTGATTTCGACAGGAGCCACGCCGACGGAGGCCACGATCTTGGCGGCTTCCTTGGAGGCGCTGACCTTCGCGGCTTCGAGGGAGGCGACGACGGCCTTGAAGCCTTCGATCTCCTTCGCGGCGGCGGACAGGGCGGCTTCAAGCTCGATGACCTTGGCGTCCTTCGACGCGGCTTCGAACTTGATGGCTTCGAGTTCCGAAGCGGTGCCGACGGTGAGTTTTTCGACGGTGGCCCGGAGGTCGTCGCGCTCGGCGGTGATGCCCGAGATGGCGGCGGTGGCTTCGAGGAGCTGTTCTTCGATGGTCATGGTCTTGTAATTGGTGCGATTGGAATTAGCGGAGGCTTCGCGGTCCAGCTGCTCGACCTTGCGTTCAGCCCATTCGGCGGTCCGCATGATGTCGCCCGAGGTAGGTCCACCCCATAAAGCCCAGGCCACGGCACCAGCACCAGGGAAGTCCTTGTTGTCGGGCTTGTTCTTGGGGGCGTCCATGTCAGGCTCGTGCCGGCGGAACCACGGACCCATGCGGCGCAGCTTGTCTTCCGACACGGAGCCGTCCGCCATCTCGCGGGCTTCGCGGAGGGTCTTGTCCGTCACGCCGTCGCCCGACTTGCCTTCGGCGTGCCACTCAAGGCCGCGCCGTGCGGCGGACTGCACGTAGTCGGGGACGTCGAAGGGCATCAGAACGAGCGAAGGGCGGCGTTGAAGGAGTCCGCGAGGCCCGTGACGAGTCCCTGGGCGGCGGCCTGCTTGCCGGAGAAGACCTGACCTTCCATGGCCTCGGCCTTCACCATCTTGCGCTTCATGTTCACGGCTTCCTTGAACTCGGCGTGGATCGTGTCGACGCTGGCCTGCAGGTTGCCCATCTGGTTCTCGTCGAGGCTCGTGCCTTCGATGCCCGCTCCCTTGAACTTGCCGGACTTGATGACGACCATCTTGATGCCCTGCATCTCGGCGGCCTTGGAGTAGTCAGGGATGGCCATGTAGACGCCGATGGAACCGACGGTGGACGAAGGGGAGGCTACGACGCGGTCGGCGGCGGAACCGATCCAGTAGGCGGCGGAGGCCATCTCGGAGTCCGTGTAGGCGAGGGTCGGCTTGCCGTAGGAACGCACCTTGTTGGCGAGTTCTTCGACGCCCGTGACCGTCCCGCCAGGGGAGGAAATCTGCAAGGCAACCTTCTCGACGGAAGGGTCGGAGGCGAACAGGTCGAGCGCGGCGGAGACTTCGTCGATGTCCACGGCGCCCATCATCTTCTCCATCGGGGACAAGCCCTTGCCGATGACGCCGACCACCGGGACGATGCCGATGCCGTCGACGACGTAGGGCTTAGGGGCCTGCCCGAACAGTTGGGCGAGCATATCCGTAAAGCCGAACTTGTCGGCCAGGACCGCGTGGTCCTTCGCCTTGCTCGGGTCGATGAGTAGGGGCTCGCGGCCCGACAGTCCGTTGGTGAGGAAACGCATGGTCTTAGGAATTGGGTTGGTCGAGCTCTTCGGGTTCTTCCTGATCGGCGGGCTCGTCCTCGCCTTCGGATTCGGATTCGATTTCCAGCTCGGCGGGTTGCACGGTTCCGACAGGGGTGTTGGTCGGACGGAAAAGCAGTTCGAACGGGATGCCGTATTCGGCGGCGAGTTCCTTGATGTGCGCCATGTCGGCGGCCCGCTTCTGCATCTCGGAGCGGAAGTCCAGACCGCGCTGGGCGTAGAGTTCCGACATGGACAGGAGGCCCATCTCGACGTCAGCCCGGTCGTTCGCGGCTTCGCGGCCAGCGTCGACGGTGACGGACTTCGGGGTCGTCCAGGATACTTCGTTCCACATCGGGTCGTCGGGAAGTTCGCCGGCGGCGATGCCCTGCCCGATGATGTAGCCCCACGTCGGGACGCAGAAGTTCTCGATGATGATGGTCTGATACTTGCCGAACACGCGGCCGGCCTTGGCCGTGATCAGGCGGACGGTGGCTGAGCCAAGTTTCGAGGAGTCTCCGACGAACTCGTAAGGCAGGACGCCCTGGCTGATGTCGCGCTCGAGGGCGGCGAGGAAGCCGGTGAAGGTCGCGTTCGGGCGGTTGCTCTGGAACGAATCCATCGACTCGCCGGGTTCCAGCGTGATGAGCTTCCCGCCCATCGTGTTGGCGAGGTTCGAGTAAGAGGCTCCGCTGACCGCGCCTAGCTCGGCGGACATATCGCCGTCCAAGACTCCGCCCTGCTTCTTGATGATGCGGGTGATGTCGCCGTTGTCCTTCACGGCCTGCTTCTCGAGGGCGAGTATTTCCATCTCGTCCTGGATGGAGTTGATGCTGTGCTGGAGCAGAGGGACGCCACGGGCGCCGCTGGCATACTCCTGGTCGACGACCATCATCATGGACTGGGCCAGAATCTGACGGGACGAGCCGTCGGAGCGGTAGACGTTGACGGCGATGTATTCGCCATACGGACCGAACTGGATGCCGTCGTGCATCCCTTCGGGCACCTTGCCTTCGAGAGGGTCACCGACGCGGTGGGCTTCCATCAGCTGAATCTTGGGTTCGCCGGCGCCGTTGCGGACCTTGGCCGCGAAGGAGTCGCCGTCGCGGATCATGCCGCGAAGCAGGATGGACTGGGCCTGATAGAATGAAAAGCGGTTCGTGATGTCGATGCGCTTGGCCTTCTCCGCGAAATAGGCTTCGTAACGCTGCTGCATCTCCGGGGTCGACGCGTGGGACTGCGGCTTGATGCCGTCGCCCACCGTGTAGAGGCACATATCCGCGAGGATCTGCTTGAACAGTCCCGAGTTACGCTCCGCCCATCGGCATTTGCGGACCATCGTAAGACGGTCGTAAGGCGTCAGGTCGCGGCGAAGGTCACGAGGCTCCGCGCCGTAGGCCGCACGGCGGGCACGCGTCACGCCGATGGACTGCCAGTCGCCGTAGGATGCCTGCGGCGCCGGGGCGGCAGGCGTGGCCTTCGGCGTCTTGGGACGCAGGCTGACGGTCTTGATCTTCTTGCGGATGGCCATAAATCAGTCGTTTCGGTTCTGCCAGTCCGTCGAGATGATGGTCGTGCGGCGGCCGTAGGTGGCAGGGTCGAGACGGGAAAGGGCGAACATCGCTTCCGACAGCATCTCCTTCGGAGGCATGGCGAACTGTTTGGAGGCCGACGAGCCGGAGTCCGAATAGGACATCAGCGTCTTGCCCTCCGTGATCATGGACAAAGCCTTGGCCTTGATGTCCAAGAGTTCGCACTCGGTGAGGCCGATGAAGATGCCGGAAGCCATTTAGTTATGCCCCGAATGGAAGCCAGAGAGGGGAACGACGCCCGGCCCACGCCATGAGTCTCTTCCTCCCACGACACCGAGCGCCGTTCCTTGCCCATATCGTGCCAAAGTTCATGCCGAGGGCAAGTCAGTTTCGGCGGTTTCCCTGCCGGCGATACCCCAGCGGACGGCGGCCAGCAGGGCGAGCAGTTCCGTGTCGAACGAATGATTATCCTTCTTCCCCTGGGGAAGTATCCATTGAGGCTTGCCCGTCCGGCGGTCCTTCACGCGGACCTCGGCGTTCAGCTGTTCGACGTATTCGGGCGAGGCGTCACGGGCATAGGTCCAGACCTTGCGGGCCCGGAGGCCGTGCAGGAGGTCTTTGCCGGCGGTGTTCGACCAGACGATCAGCGTCGCCCGCTGCGGGATGCCAGGGACGACGATGGACTGCTTCTCGGAGTAGAAGCGGCGGGTCGTCTGCCCGTCCTTGGAGGTCACGGCGAAGTCGTCGGAGCCTGAGCCCTTGGCCGTCTTCCAATTCCGCTTGGCCGTCTCTCGGTAGACCTCCGTGGTGTTGTCTCCGGAGTCGACGAGCACCAGCGCATGATGGACGCCGTGCTGCTTGGCGAACGCCTCGACGTTGCCCCATGAGTCGATTCTGGCGAAGGCCATCAGCCGGCTATGCCCGGTCTTCGACCACCGACGGACGACCACCCAGAAGTGGCCACGCTGGACGTCGACCCCCATCGTGCGGAAAGGGATGCTTCCCGTCGGCGCGCCTTCCCTGTCGGCCACCTTGGCCTTCGGCGTGATCACGGC